CGTGATCGCATCATGGCGATCTACGACCCGACTGCCGCCCTGTGGCGCGCTTCGGTCTTCGGCGTGCGCGTCGTGCCGCCGGCGAAGTTCGTGACGCAGGCCGCCGCCGGCCCGACCACGATGAGCGTTGGCGATATCACGGGCGCGATGCAGGTGTTCTACCAGACCACCAACGCTGCGCCGGGCACCGTCACCACGCGCACCGCGACGCAGCTTTTCGCCGATGATCCTGACGCCTATATCGGCAAGACGTGGATCGTCACCGCGAACAACACGGGCGCTGGCACTCTGACCCTCGCTGGCGGCACGGGCGTCACCATCACCGGCACCGCCACGGTCGCGCAGAACGTCACCCGCACATTCTCGTGCGTCTTCAACAGCGCCACGACTGCCACGATGCAGGTTGTGAGCGTGGGCTCGGTGTCCTAACCATGGCCAGCAAACTCTTCCCCACTGGGGTCAGGCTCACGGACACCGCCGATATCCTCGCGTGCGACAACTACGTCGTGACCGCGCTCAACGCCACCGCCGGCACGCTCCCTGCGAACGTCATCACAGGCGGCAGCGTCACGGTGTGCATCACCACCAACGCGACCCCCGGCACGCAGACGACCCGCACGGCGGCGCAGATGTATGGCGATGATCCGGGGGCGGCCATCGGCGGCGGGTATCTCCTGCGTATCTGCAACAGCGGCGCGGGCACGCTCACGCTTGCGGGCGGCTCGGGTGTGACTGTGACCGGCACGGCCACGGTGGCGACCAACACGTTCCGCGATTTCGTGGTCAACTATTCCGGCACGACTGCGGCGCCGGCTGTGACGATCACGAATGTGGGGCTTGGGACTTACACCTGATCCAATGTCTGAAGATACAGACCAGGAACAGGCGCCGCACCTATTCAAGAAAGGGCAGTCGGGCAACCCTGCTGGGCGTCCTAAAGGTGCGCGGTCGAAACTAAACGAGAGCTTTCTAAAGGCTCTCGCTGCTGACTTTGAGGAAGGCGGGCCGGCCGCAATCGTGGCTATGCGTGTTGAGAAGCCCGCTGACTATTGCAAGGTTGTCGCCAGCCTGCTGCCCAAGGAAATCACGGGCGAGGATGGGGCGCCGATCATCACCGAAGTCGTTTACCGATGGGCGGCAAGTGACGACGCAGATAGTTGAACTCCCGTTTGCGCCGCGTAATTGGCAGATGCCTCTTCTGAACGACAACAAGCAACTCATTGTGGCGGTTGTCCATCGCCGCGCGGGCAAATCCACGGCGATTGTGTGGCGCGGGCTGCGGAAGGCTCTGACCTGGCGCCGAGATCACATCGAGGGCAAACGGCGCAACCTGCGCATCGACACGCCGCGCATTGTTCATGTCCTGCCTCAACAGGTGATGTGGGCTCGAACTGGCCTTTGGGACAAGCTGGTCAACGCCGCCAAGAGCATCGAGGGCGCAGACATTCGCAAGTCTGAGATGCGGATCGTGATGCCGTCTGGTGGCGTCTATCAAGCCGGCGGGATGGACAATCCTGATGCATGGCGTGGCGGCTATGCGGATGAGGTGATCGAGGACGAGGCCGACGATGTGACGGCGGGCGGCCTCGATATGGTCGTGGAACCGATGCTGTCCGACTACATGGGGACGCGGATCAAGGTCGGCACGCCCAAGGGCAACGGGCGCCTTGCAGACGCATACATGGCGGCTGGCGACGATCCGGATGCATCGCGCTACCTGCTTCCGTGGCAGGAGACGGGCGTTCTCTCGATTGAGCAGATCAACCGGCTTCGCAAAGAGTTGGACGAGGAAGAATTTGCGCAGGAGATGGAATGCTCCTTTACGAGCCCCAACAGCGGCGCCTACTTCGCCAAGCAACTCGATGAGGCAGAGCGCGGCGGACGGGTGTGTAACGTGCCTTATGATCCAGCCCTTCCGCTCTATACGTCGTGGGATTTGGGCATAGACGACAGCACTGCGATTTGGTTTTTCCAGATCACGCGCTCCGGGGAATGGCGCTGGCTTGAGTATTTCGAGGACAGCGGCGCGGGGCTCGATCACTACGTTCGCCACCTCAAAACGAAGCCCTACATCTATTCCAAGCACTATCTGCCGCATGACGTGGAAGTGCGCGAGTTGACCAATGGCGGGCGCTCTCGCCGTCAATTTCTCAACGGTTTGGGCGTGAGCCCGATCCAAGTGGTTCCGGCCTGCAACCCCGCTGACCGCATCGCCGTGTCACGCACCATTCTGGCGCGGTCATGGTTCAACGCGGCGGGATGCGCGCGTGGGTTGAAGTCTCTCCGCAACTACAAGCGGGAATGGAATGAGGCGGCCGGGGTTTGGCGTTCCAACCCGGTCCATGACTGGTCATCGCATTGCGCGGACGCGTTCGGCACAGGCTGCCAAGGTGCTCGCGAAACAGGAGACAAGCCCAAAGTGAACATCAAACTCGCCCTGTCCGCGCCGAGCGGGGCGGGGGCTTGGATGGCGTCGTGAACATCCCCTGTTCTGTCCTCTACCGCGAGTTCGGCCCGAAGGACTACAGCCGGGCGCAGAAGGTGTTGGCCGCTTGGGGCTGGACGCTCGATATCGGTTGTGACGCATGGGTTTCCCCGTGAAAGATTCCTTCGCCCGCACATACAAAGTTAATTATGTGCCTCTCAAATTGATTATGCGCGAATTCCCTGGTTTGTCTGCATTGGTTGTTGCCGATAAAGCATTAAAAAGCATAGGTTTTGTTTACAAAATTATGCATGAGCCCAAAAAACATTGCACCGAGTGGAAATCGGGTTGGTATCGCGCATGAAAGACGAAGAGATCCTCCGTCGCGCCAAGGCAGACTTCCAACGCTGCGAAGATTGGGAAGGCGCCGCGCGCAACCATTGGAAGGAAGACACCAAGTTCCGCCATGGCGACAGCTACAACAAGTGGCAGTGGCCGGCGACCGTCTCCAGCTACCGCGAGACGAATGACAAGCCCATGCTCACGGTCAACAAGACCAACGTGCATTGCCTACAGGTGATCAACGATGCCCGCCAGAACAAGCAGGGGATCAAGGTCACAGCCGTTGGCGAGGACGCGGACGGTGACGCGGCGGACATTCTGGAAGGCGTGATCCGCCACATCGAGTATCGCAGCAACGCCCAACAGGCATACGACGCGGCCACGGATCACATGGTGACGGGCGGTATCGGCTACGTTCGCGTTGACGTGGATTACGTGGATGAGGACGCGGTTGACGAACAAGACATCTTCATTCGTCGAGTTCCGAACCCGCTGAACGTGTATCTGGACCCGGATATTCAAGAATACGACGGCTCCGACGCTCGCTTCGGCTTCGTGTTTGAGGACGTGCCGCGCCGCGAGGCTGAGCAGAAGTATCCGCGTTTCAAGGATGCGTTTGCTGATGCTCCTCTGTCCGACGAGGATGCGTGGGACACGAAGGAACACGTCCGCGTCTGCGAATATTGGGTCAAGGGCGAGAAGGCCGATACTGTCGCAAAACTCCAAAATGGGACGACAATAAGGAAGTCTGAGTTGCCCGATGGGGCGTGGGACCAGATCGAGCCCTTCATCCTGAAGCAGCGTCCGACCACACGCCCCGAAGTGATGTGGTATCTGCTCATCGGGGACAAGATCGTTGACCGGCGCGAGTGGTTGGGCCGCTACATCCCGATTGCGCGGGCGGTGGGGACTGAGACGGTGATCGATGGCGTGCTTGATCGAAAAGGGCATGTTCGCGCCCTGCTCGATCCCCAGCGGATGTATAATTACAACACATCCGGGTCTGTGGAATGGGTGGCGGGCCAGGCCCGCGCGCCGTGGCTGACGCCGGCTGCGGCCATCGAGGGCGTTGAAACCCATTGGAGCACGTCAAACATCACCAAGGCGGCGGTGCTGCCATTCAATCACGTTGATGACGCCGGCAACCCGATTCCGCCGCCGCAGAAGATCGAGCCCCCCACCGCAGCCTCAGGCCATATCGAGGGCATGAAGGTCGCGCAGGAGGAAATGATGCTGGTAAGCGGCCAGTATCAGGCCGTGATGGGCGCGCCGTCGAACGAGACGAGCGGCAAGGCCATCAACGCCCGGCAGCGGCAGGGCGACAACAGCACATACCATTTCATCGACCATATCTCGTCCTGCATCCGCTTCGTGGGGCGCATCGTGCTTGACCTCATCCCGCGCGTGTATGACGTGCCGCGCGTGCTGTGTGCGATCGGTGCGGACGGAAATCAGATGAAGGTGCATCTTGACCCCGGCGCCGGCCAGGCGGTGCAGAAGGTGCAGCCCTACGACGACGACGAGGCCGAGATCGACCCGCAGAAGGTCGCGGCGGTGCTCAATCCGACGGTGGGCAAGTATGACGTGATCAGCGACGTTGGGCCGTCGTATGCGACGCAGCGGCAAGAGGCGTTCAATGCGTTCTCGCAGATCATGGCGCAGAATAAGGAAGCCTTCACGTTGGTCGGCGACCTGTGGGCGCAGTCGGCGGACTTCCCCGGCGCGGACAAACTGGCGGATCGGTTGCACAACATGATCCCGCCGCAGGCCAAGGGAGGTCCATCGCCTGAAGTCGTCCAGATGCACCAACAGATGCAGCAACTGGCGCAACAGGGCCAGCAGCAGATCGAGCAACTTCACGCCGAGTTGCAGGCGGCAAAGACGAAGTTGGACGATCAGACCCGTGATCAGGAGCGGAAGGATTATGAGGCTGAGACAAACCGTCTGCGCGCGGTTGGGTCGGTTGATCCGGAGGCTTTGCGCCCGGTGCTTCGCGAGGTGATTTCGCAGGCGATTGGCCAACACATCGGGCCGTTGATGGACGCTCATGCGGCGGCGGATCAGGCGCGGGTGCCGCAGCCGGAGCCGGTGGAGGCGATGAATGGCACAAACTGACATCCAATATGGATGGACCCCCGACGCCACCACAGCCAAGCAGGACGGCTCATCGTCTGGCCTACAGCGCTCCTATCCGTCGTGGCTCAACTCCTACGGCTACACGGGCAGCCTCTCTGCGCCGAGTGATCCTAACATCGTCGGGAACTCGACTGAAGACCCGTTCATGAAGCAAATCCGTGACGCCATGGCAGCGTCAGCGGCCGCAGCGGCCAAGCCCACCACAGGCGACACAACGGCGCGCACACAGGCCGGCGGCGGTGTGGCTGGCGCGTTCCAGCAGGGCGGCGAGGCGAACGTGGGCGGCGCTGCGCAGGGCGGTGGCGACCTCGGCGGGGCGCTGGGGCTGGTGAATGGGGATGCTTTGCAGGGGGCAGGGACGGCGTTTCAGGGGCTCGGTAGTTCGATTTACGACGGCCTCACCAGTGGCCAGATCGGCCAAACGCTGAACAACATTGGCGCGGGCATCGCGGACGCTTTCGGAGGCGGTGGGCCTCCCGCAGGTGCGGCCAATGACGTGGCCCAAGCGGCCGGCCCGGGCAATGGATCAGATCAGCAGTTTTTCCGGGGCGGACTGGTGACGCAAAACCGCCTCACTGGCCCGAACCCACCCGGCCCCGATGACGGATACGCCAGCCTGAACAAAGGCGAGGGCGTCCTGACCGCTGCGGCTCTCAAACACTATGGGCCGGGGATCGTGAACAAGTTGAACAAATTGGCCGTGCCCAAGGGGGCATTTGGTCGATAGGTCGTGCCGACCGACTAGGCGGAACCCTAGGCAATAGCGTCGTGAGACGCCAACCATCATGGATGACATGAGCGAAACCACGGAGAACGCCACGCAGGGCGGCGGCCAAGAGCCGGAAACTGTGCCTCAGCCCGCTATTGATGAAGCTCCGACGACGGGCCAGGAGCAAGACGAAAGTCAGACCACCGAGACGCCGCCGCAGGACGACAAGCCTAAGGAAACCCCGAGGGCCATTCAGCGACGATTCGATGAACTGACCCGGCGTGCGTATGAAAACCAACGGCGTGCGGAGGCTGCGGAGGCGCAATTGCGTCAGATGCAGCAGCCCAACGCCACGGCGCAGGCTGCCCCGCCGCAGGGATACGTCCCGGCTTCGGAAGTGGAACGCGCTGCCGCTCAGTTGGTCGAAGCCCAATCCTTCAACAGCGCCTGCGATGCCATCGCGGATTTCGGCGCCGAGAAGTTCCCGGATTTCGATACCGCTCTGACCAATTTCCGCATGCTCGGCGGGCCTCCGCAGCCATTCTTGGAGGCTCTGACGGCGCTCGGCAAAGAGGACGGGGCGCGGGTGTTCCACGATCTCGGAACAAACCCGGACGAAGCGGAACGGATCATTCGCATGTCACCCGCTCGGATGGGCATTGAACTGGCCAAGCTGGCCGCCAAGCCCGCCAAAGTCCCGGCCGTTTCCAAGGCCCCACCGCCCATCACGCCGATCCGTGCCGGCCGCGTCACCACCGACGCGGAACCGACGGACGATGCGGAATGGCGCGCGTGGTTCACGAAGAAACAGCGAAGCTGAGGCCCTTCAATCCGCTCACATTGGGCAAGTGAGCATCATAGCACCGTCGTGATGACGGGGCATTCCCATAGATGGAGCCCTTTCCGTGGCCAATACACTTCTCAATGTCGACAAGATCACCAACGCTGCGTTGGCGATCCTTCACCAGAAGCTGAACTTCGTCGGGAGCATCAACCGCTCCTATGACGACAGCTTCGCGCAGGATGGGGCCAAGATCGGCCAGACCCTCCGCATCCGCCTGCCGAACCAATACACGATCCGGACCGGCGCGGCCCTGACCGTGCAGGACGTGCAGGAAAACAACACGACCCTGACGGTTTCGACCCAGAAGGGCGTCGACACCAACTTCACGACCAAGGAACTCGCGCTCAACATCTTCGATTTCAGCCAGCAGGTGCTGGAACCGGCGATGGCGGTGCTGGCGGCGAACATCGAGGCGGACGCGCTCAACATGCTCAACGATGTCTACAACGTCGTCAACGGCGCCGGCTCGGCGCAGACCTTCCGCAACGTCCTCTCGGCGCGCAAGGCCCTGATCGACAATCTGGCGCCATCCGATAGCAACCAGATGATCCGCCTCGACACCCAGTCGAACGTGGATCTGGTGGACAGCCTCAAGGGCCTGTTCAACGACACCTCGACCATCAAGCGTCAGTATACCGATGGCGTGATGGGCCGAACCGCCGGCCTGGAGTTCGCGCAGAACACGCTCCTGCCGGCCTTCACGTTCGGCGCTCGCACCACCGCCTATGCCGTCAACGGCGCCGGTCAGACCGGCTCTTCGCTGATCGTCAAAACTGGCACGGGCGCGATGGTGGTTGGTGATGTGTTCACTGCGGCGGGCTGCTTTCGCGTGCATCCGGAGACGAAGGTTTCGACCGGCGTTCTTCAGCAGTTCGTGGTCACGGCGGCCTATGCCGGCGGCGGTGGCACGATCTCGATCAGCCCCGCCATCGTCACGTCCGGCTCGACCCAGAACGTGTCTGCATCCCCCACCGACAGCGGTGCCATCACCTTCGTGGGCACGCTTTCGACCACGACGCAGCAGAGCGTGGCCTATCATAAAGACGCCTTCACCTTCGCCACCGCCGACTTGCTGCTCCCCGAGGGCGTGCACTTCGCCGGCCGCAAGGTCATGGACGGCATCTCGATGCGGATCGTGCGGGCCTACGACATCAACAACGACAAGCTGCCTTGTCGGATCGATGTCTTGTATGGCTTCAAGACGATCCGCCCACAGTTGGCCTGCCGCGTCTTTGCCAACTGAGGCACGACAATGGTCCCGGTTGATCTGATCCGTCTCATCCTCAGAACAGCCGGGATCAACGGCGTCGGCCAAACCCCGAACTCCGAAGACAACAACGATGTGTTGACCCACCTCAACGTCATGCTGGCCGAATGGTCGGCGCAGCGTTGGCTGGTCTATCACCTCGTTGACGTGTCGGTGACTTCGACGGGGGCGACTTCCTACACGGTTGGGACGGGGGGCAACTTCAACGTCACCCGTCCAGACCGCATCGAGGCGGCGTATTGGCGATCGACTGCCGTCACGCCGAACGTTGACTATCCGCTTGTCGAGATACCGGCGCGCGAGGATTGGAACCGGATTGCAGTCAAGAACGTGGGTAACTGGCCGGGCTGGTTCTTCTATGACAGCGGGTATCCGTTGGGGACGTTCTATCCCTACCCGGTGCCATCCGGTCAGCCGGGCGAACTCCACATCAACGTCAAAGAGACGCTATCCTCCTTCCCCGATCTCGTGACGGCGATCAACCTCCCGCCCGCATATCTCAATGCCCTATTGTGGAACGGGGCGCAGCGGGCTCGCATTCTGTATGGGTTGGAGGCTGATCGCTCCGTTGACGGCCAGGCGCGCAAGGCGCTGGCGGTCATTCGTGGTTCGAACGTCCAGTTGCCCTCTATGCGTATGCCGGCGGTGATCGCAGGAGCGGGGCGGCGGTTCAATTTGTGGAATGGGACGGTGGGTTGAATGGGGCGCCTCGTCAACAAACTGATGGGGCTGCCCAACGACGACAACACGCCACAGAACCGCCTGCTACAGCGCATCTATTCCAACCCGATTGGGACTGAAACCATGACTTCTGTCAGCAACCCCGCCCCGGCGGCGGGCGGGTTGTGGCAGTATCAAGACCCGCAGGCGTGGGCGCAGAAGGTTCTAAGCGATCCGCTTGTGATGGGTATGGCGACGGGTGGCGAAGCGCCGGGCGGGCCTATTCGTGCCTTCCATGGCTCGCCGCATTCGTTCGACCACTTCGACATGTCCAAGATCGGGACGGGCGAGGGGGCGCAGGCTTATGGGCATGGGCTATATTTTGCGGGGAATGAGGGGGTTGCGCGGGGGTATCGGGATGCTTTGAGCAAGCCGCCGTTGCCGATGCCCGCGCCTCATTTGATTTTGTCAGACCTCCAATCGGGCGCCGCGCCTGTG